TTAAAAACCTCTATATTGGTATCGGCTGTCCCAGCTTCTGTTGTTTCGGTTCCGTAATTATGCGCACGTTGTACTGAATCTAACAAAAAAGCAAGCTCCCCTTCACAGGAAATCTGCCCTGTGTTTTGAAAATCTTTTTCATCCGTTAAACTTCTTCCGGAAAATAACAGCTCATCATCTTCATAAACATCGATTCGAGATTTTAACTTATTGATATCGTTAACGTGAGGATGCGTTTGTAACATCCCAAAATCAAGATTTCCTGTTTTATTTAGCTCTAATGATATCTTAGGGCTAAGCACCATATAATGCGGATCGCGGACATCGTGCAGTGTTTTCCCGTCACATAGTATCTTATACATTTATAAACTACCTCCTCGATAATCGACAGATACTGTCCCATTTCCTGTAAACGTTAAAAGGTTATCCCCTTCTGATAACCAGATATCGAACACTTTACTTTTGCCCTTTGGAAGATCATAAGTGGCCCCGTTATATGTAACCTGCATCGGTGTATCACATTCGATCACAGGAATCACTCTCTTTCTTCTTCCATAAATATTTAGCTCGTATTTTCCAGAAACTTTGATGCCTCCATATTCACGGATAATATCAGTTTCAAAATTAAAATCATCCCATAACCAATCTTCCAGAGACGAAGCAACTTCATACTTATATGGATCAACTTCTCCGGACATTACAAGCTTTCCATTTATACGATCTGTCTTTTCGACATCAATCGTAAGTCGGCCAATGTAATAAAAAGATGGATCAGTATCGAGTAAGATCTTCATTTTCTTACCAACCAGGTAATTTGCAATGTCCGATACAATAGATCCCCATTCAAAAAAGTCTTCGTCTGGAGTTTCAAATTCTAAGGAAAGACTACGATTCTTGTACTTCACATCTCCGCCAGTAACCGCTTCAGTGATATCTAGTGTTCCATCTGCTCCTTGAATATCCAGTTCATATGTTTTTGGTTCCGGAAAACCAAGAGTGATCGCAGTCCACCCAAGATTCCAATCCTTTAAGGTATGTTTTTCTCCGATCGTGACTCCTAATGTTCCTGGCATACTATACACCTCCTCTTGATTTTCGTGTTGCTCTTGTACTTAATTCTGTATCCATGTAAGGGGCGATTACTCTTGTAACCTCTCGACCATCTATAATCAGTGGCACTTCTATTCGCTCTGGACCGGTATAAACTATTGACTCTGATCCATTAGCTGAATCCGTTTGCACAACTGGCTGCATCCTTGTTGTGATCGTCTGCATCTGCAGGTTAATCGCATCCTGCATCCTTGACTGAATATCTTGAACGTTCAACTTCGCTTTCGCAAATTTCTGTGCCATGTTCTGAGAAATCGTTCCCATTTGTTTATACAGATTTGGAGCTTCTTTTTCATGTCCTTTGATTGCTCCCTGAATATCACGGGAACCAATCTTTGCAAATTCTCGAGATGGAGAATGAATCTTAAGTGTCTTTTTGGCTGTCTTAATAATATTCTGGCAGATTTTCTTCATGGATTTGCTGAGGTTTCTGGTTTCGCTTTCCATACCTGCAGTTAATCCCTTTGCAATATTAACTCCTGCCTGTTTCATCTCTTTCTGCAGATCATCTGTGACTGTTTTCATTTCAGATTCATAATTTGCTTGAAGTTTTGCAAGATCATCTCCAAAGAAGTTTTCAGAAAATGTTTTGGACATGCTCTGTTGCTGATTCCACTTATTAATGTAAGCCTGCTGTTCAGCTTCTGACATATGCTGAAACCATGCCATATAAGCATTTCCTGCATCAATATCCATTCCAAGAATCTTTTCCATCATAGACTCAGGAATCTTGTTTTCTAGCAACTTCAAGTTCTTCTGATACTTTTCAATATCCATGATATTCTGATCAAGGTTATAGATATTTCCCCAAGATTGCTGTTTATCAGTTAAACTGTCCATCTTGCTCTTGATGTTGTTATACGCTTCCTGGTATTCATCTGACAGATCCTGTAACTTTTCCTGTGCAATCTTATTTAATCGATCAGCTTCTTTCTCAAATGCATCATTGTATGCTGCTGCCGTTTTTTCTCCCGCAATTTTTAATTGCTTTTCTTCTGCAGCATTCTGCTTCTTTAACTTTTTCAGCTGTTTTTTTAATTTTGCTTTTTCCTTTTTATTTTTTGTCTTACTGATCTTATCTTGGAGATTTTTCTCTGCTGTATCGTGCTTCGAAGAAACTTTACTTGTCTGCTGATCAATGATTTCTTGTACAGTTTCTGATGATCTTGACTTTGCTGTGTTGAGTGCTTCGGATATTCCAGAAACAAGGTTGTTTCCAATATCGGAATAATTCCCTTTCTTGGAAGCACTCTTAGCTGCAGATAACGCTTCATTTACAGATAGCTTCATTTCTGCATTGAGTTCTGTCTGTCCTTCTCTGACACCCTTTGCTACACCTTTTGGAATATTCTTACCAATCGCATCTTTATATACACGAGATGGAGAATGGATTCCTAAGGCTGTTGCTGTAGCTTCTACCGATGCGTTAGCCATCTCTCCAGAAGCATCTTCCACATCTTTCGTATGCTTTCGGATACCTGCTGCCATTCCTAACGGCATCCATTTTCCTACGTCACTATCCATGACACGGGATGGTGAATGAATCTTACCTTCTGCTTTTGCGGCTGCAACTGCTGCTCTTACTGTTTCTCTTGCGGCTGCTGATACAGCATCAGAGTTTGATCTGATACCAGATGCTAATCCAAGAGATAAATTACCACCAACAGATACAAAAGAAGATTTCTGTGCACTTGCTCCGGAAGAACCTGCTTTAGCTACTTTTGCTCCGGCAGATTTTGCAGTTCCAGATTTTGCTGTGATTCCTTTAGAAAATTCCGATGTCATCTTTTCGCCGGCGGATTTTGCTTTTCCTGAACCAGAAGCAAGCCCTGTTGCGGTTGTTTTACTGATTTTATCTGCGATTGTTTTTGCTTTTCCGGATCCTTTTGAAAAAGAAGATAAATAACTATTAAACGATTGAACTCCAGCACTTGAATTATTTGTAGCAGTAATCTTACTTGCTTTTTTGATTGCTGTGCTATTTTTCTTAACTGTAGTAGCTGCTTTTCCTGTTTTGGTTGCAATAGCATCAAACGAGCTTGCTGCAGCTGAATTATCTACCTTGCCGATTTTTAAACTATTTTTTATCTTTGTTGCCTGGCTTTTTGTCTTTTGTGCTGTACTATCAATAGCTTTTGTAAGACCAAATGCATTCTGATCTCCAGATAAGTCTATCTTTGTTAGTTCTTTGATTGCATCTTGAACTGGCGTCTTTCCTTGTGCAACTTTCGTTGCAAGTTCTGTTGGAATCTTAGATCCATCAATTCCTGCTTTTGTTATTGCTTCCTGGAAAGAAATCACACGACTCAATGCGGCCGCTGCTTCCTTTGGCTTTCCACTACCAGATGTGATTGCATTTGCTAAATAGTCCGGTACTTGTACACCGCCTTGCTGTGCTTTAGCTTTCAGATCTTCGAACGTGACAAGATTTTTTACTGCCTGCACAGACGTAGGAACCACATATTGTCCAGAACTAATTCCCTGTGCTACACTATCAGGAACTTTAACACCTGCATCCTTTGCTTTTTGAATCAGATCAGTCCAATTGATCGCATTCTGCATCTGTTTTGCAGCACTCTTAAATGATATGGATCCATCAGAAATACCTTGTGCCAAATACTGTGGGATCTTCATTCCCTGTTCTTGCATTTTGACCAACTGATCTGAATTAACCAGATTATCTAATTTGATTAAGCTCTTTAATTCTTTTCCGGATGTTGGATTCGCATAAACACCCTGTTTGATTCCCTCTCCAACAGATTTTGGAATATCACTCGCTTTAATCTTTGCCTGTTTGGCCAGGTCATCTAAGGATTTCAGATACTCTGTATAATTTGTCTGAGCCGTATATTTATCTGTGTATGCGGTCAGTTCTTTTTGTGCTGCATTTAAATTTTTACCACTTTGCTCAACTGCCTTATTGGCTGTCATCATTGCATCATAGTATTTTGTCAGATCATTAGAAGCTTTCTTATATTCATCACTGCTTGTTGTTATCTTTCCCTGGTTTACCTTTGCGGTAACCTGATTCATTTTTTCAACAGCAGCATTATATTTGTTTGTTGCTTCCGTCTTTTTCTTGATAGCTTTTTCATTCTCAATATCGGCTTTGGCTACTTTAGATGCAGCACTTTCCATACCCTTCTGGTAAGCCTTAGCCATTGCCTGTTCTTTCAATGCTGCGATGTTTTTCTTGATCGCAGAAGTAGACTTATTCAACTTATCTGCTTCTTTGTCATACTCAAGATTCAGCCCTGGTAATAATTCATTTAATTGTTTAACTACACTTACAATCTGTGCTTTTGTCCCGGCGCTCTTATGCTCAACATTCATCAGTTTTGTCAATTTTTGATACAACTGATCTGCCTGAACACCATTTGCACGTGTGGAATCTACATTTTTCTGATTTTGCTTATGCAAACTCTTGATCGATGCAGCCATCTCTTCTTGTTTCTTTTTGAGTTTTGTACAAGAAGAATAGTATCGATCTGCTTCTGTAACCGCTTTTTTCTGTGTCAAAGCATATGCTGCGACTCCTGCTGCTAATGCTCCAACCGCAACAACTCCAATTCCAACCGGGCCACCTAAAGCTGTGCAAACTGTTTTGAAGGCTGCTGTTGCAGTTGTAGCTGAGATTGTCTTTCCGGTAAATAACTGGATTGCTGTTCCTAATATCTGAACACCTGTACTTGCACCTTCTGTAGCTGCAGATACGGTTCTAAACGCAGTTACTACTGTTGTTACTGCTTTGTATCCTTTAAAAACTGTAAGTAAGCTAGTAGCAACAGGTAAAGCTACTTCCATGTTATTGCCAACAAGTTTCGCAGCTGCTCCTAATACCTTTAATCCACCGCCACCAACTGCTTTTGCTACTGTTCCAAGATTTTCAACGGTATTTATAGCTTCTTCAGGAACAATTTCTTTAATTCCACCATTTTCAAGTTTTTTTGATAGATTCCCTAAAGCTCTATTCGCTGTTGCTACACCTTTTACTAAGGGTTTTTCAAAAGAACTATACACCGAAATTCCAATATCATTTAACTTATTTTTTGTCATTTGCAATTGGGATTCCATTGTTTTGTATCTTGTTTCAGCTTCTTTGGTAAGGGCTGTATTTTTATTCCAAGCTTTCGTTCCTATTTTTAAAGCTTCTGTAAATGTACCAGATGCTCCTGCTGCACGTAATAATGCATCTCTAATTCTTACATCTGACAATCCCATATCATTTAAGGTTTTAATTGCACTTCCACCATTTTTATTGATTTTATCCAATCCATTAATAAATGATAAAACTGCTCCTGCTGCGTCATTTTTAAAAGCCTTTTTAAACTGTTCTCCACTCATTCCTGCTACAGTAGCAAAACTATTCAAACTCTTTCCGCCTTGTACTGTTGCAAGATTCATTTTTGACAACAATGTAGAAAAGGCTGTTCCACCTGCTTCAGCTTCAATTCCAACAGAACTTAATGCTGCAGAAAATGACATGATTTGTGCTTCTGATAAACCAACTTGAGATCCAGCTCCAGAAATTCTTGTTGCCATTTCTACAATTTCTTTTTCTGTTGTTGCCATATTGTTTCCAAGTGCAACTACCGTAGATCCTAATTTATCAAAATTTTTCTGGCTCATTCCTGTAACATTAGCAAACCTTGCCATTGATGTTGCTGCCTCTTCCGAAGATAAATTGGTAGCATCTCCAAGCATAACCATTGTCTTTGTAAATCCTGCAACAGATTTTGTTTTAATGCCCAATTGTCCTGCTGCCTCAGCTACTCCTGAAATCTCTTCCACGGACTCTGGCATTTCTTTCGCCATTCCACGAATACCTTTTCTGAGTTTTGAAAGTTCTTCACTCGTAGCATCTACAGTTTTTGTCACGCCTGTAAACGCACTTTCAAAACTTATTCCGGAATTTGCAACTTCTTTTACTGCTGTTCCAATACCTACTGTAGCCGCCATTGTTTTTATCAGTCCCGCCATTTTAGAACATGCACTTTCTGTACTTGCTACAGTACTTTGATTAGATTTTTCCCAAGATTTCTTTGTGCTATCTGAACTCTCTTTTGCAGTATCTTTTACTTTTTTATGAGACCGTTGCATCTTCGTAGATGCAGACTCTGTTCCCTTTGCAGCTGAATCAGCTCCTTGTTTGGCTGCCTGTCCTGCTTTCGATGCTGAATCTTTTGCACTCTTTTCTACTTGCTTTCCAGTTTTCTCTGCTGACTTAGCAACTTCTTCTACACTCTTTTGCGCCTGATCAGAAGCTTTATCTATCTCCTGTGCTGTACTCTTAGAAGAAGATTCAACCTCTTTCTTAAGATCATTTAATCCTTTTTCTGCACCAGAATTATCCAGTTTGGTTTCTATTGTAACTGTACCATCTGCCATGTCTTCACCTCGTCAAATACCTATATACCTAAAAATCTAAAGTTTCTAAGCTATTTGACGTCCTGGGTGCTCAACCTGCAGATCCAAGCTCTCGCCTGTTCGCTTCTCTTATCACAATATTCCTGACAGATCACCGCCATTTAGCAGTATCTGTGTTATCTCATCCTGTCTCTTCTTCTCTTCTTTGCTTATATCATCCGGAAGTGCATAGATCTTTTGCATCTCCCGTATCCTTTTTCTCTGTTCTTTGTCAAAATTCTTTAATTCTGCCCCACGATATCCGATGATCTCACAGATTTTACAATCATCATGCAAGGCACTGAATAATGACATGAACTTCCACCAATGTAAAAAATCAACTTCAAACAGATCTATCTTATAATCCTGCATAAAACCTGCATTAATATAATCAAAATCATGTTCAAAGCTGATCACTTTCTTTTTTGTCTTTTGTTTCGAAATTTCTTCTTTTCCACACGAATAAAACCACAGCATCTTTTCCATTGCTTCTTCCAGATCATCTGGAATGTTATCTTTATAGAAAATCTTTAACGCATCATAATACTTTGCGTTCGTGATTGCATCTTTTTCATTGATCTCAATTTCCTTCATCATTTCCTTTGCAAAGTTCTTTTGATCTTCCGTGACTTCTTTTTCAAAGATAATTCCTTCTATGTTCATGATCGTTCGAAAGTCAGCATCGATCTCATATTTTTCACTCCCGATATCCACAGACACCGGGAGTTCTCTCCTGATCATTCAGCTCCTAACATTTCAGCAATATCGTTTAACGTTTTATCATGTGTTGATAACTGTGCATTTTTTATCTTATAAAGCTTTTTCACCGCCTTTGTTCTCTCCGATAAATCATGTTTTGAAGTAAACATCTTGTCTGATGCTCCATTTCCAAACAGTTTATCAAAAAATTTGCTAATCACTTCTGATTCATACGCAACACCCTCCGGCCCGATCGTACCAGTAGTTGTATTCTTTTTTTCATACTCTTCGAGTTCTTTCCACATTTCTTTACTTGTATCATTAAATTTCTTCAACATCTCCGCATCCATAATATTAAATGCAAATCTCTCTTCATTCCAAATAAACATATATCTTACTCCTTAATTCCAATTTTAAGCTCGCTTTCGTTTACTCCGTTGCTGAATCCGGTGTAAATGTCTTTGTCTTTGTATCAAATTTACCCATAACAGGATCTCCTTTGTCGTGAAGTGTTCCCTCAACCTGTAATTCTCCGTCATTATCAGAGAAACTTGAAATTTCAGCAGCTACGGTAAACATACGTGCTTTGAATACTGTCCCAGTGGTATCTCCCTCTGCTTTTTCATCCAGATCAACACGAACAAATTCACGTTCTGCATCTGCTCCTGTTTTTCTCTCTTTACCAATGCTGACTAGATCTTTAATGACCTTTTCGCTTGGAATCTGATCGGCTGTAAATCCGTGCTCACCTTCATAGCTTGTAATGCTTGATGTGGATGATTTATCATTGATATATTTTTTACTTGTTGTCTGTGCTCCTGGATCTTCATTTAACTCTGTAAAACCAGTTCCCATAAGTTCGAAGTTCTCTCCTACTTTTAAGTAAGAAGCTTCCTGATAACGCTGTTTTACTGTTTTGCTTGCTATTTCTGCCATTTTATATTCCTCCTAATTTTTGATAATAAATTAACTGACACTGAATCTGGTATTGTGCTTTTGTTGCATCTGCGTTAAACACGTAGCCATTTGTCAGTGCCTGTATTTTAATTGCTCTTTTTCCTTTATCCATTTCCGGAAGATCATTATTGATCGTACATCGTTCCAACCAGTCTGAGAAATCTTCGTAAAACTCCGCCACATCGATATTCTCTGCAACGTCTGCCCCGAAGTACTCACGGCTTGCTAAGACAAAATTAAAACGGCGTTCTGTGTCGCCGTTAATATATCGTTTTTTAATTGGCTGAGACGTTACAGATGCTTCAATCGCATAACTTTTTGTATCTTCCGGAAGATGTTCCACACCCACCAGATCATCAAATGTGGACAGTCCTGGATAATCCTGAATAAAGGCTCTTACACTTGCGATCACACTCATTCAGCCTTTCCTCCTACATAATCTGCAACAGACTGAACGATCTGATCTCCGTTATCTGCCCAACACCGCTTATCCCATTCTTTTCCACGCAATCCTTTTCCTTTGTTTTCGTGATACTGTCTTTGAGCATAAGGTGTTATGTACTGAACGGAATCTTCGTTCTCAATTGCTGTATTTTTTAACGGACCATTTAAAAACGGAACATATGGATCCATTTTTCTTCGTAGTTCTCCTGTAAAGAATCTCTGTGCTGATCCATTCGTCTGTAATCCTCGTGTGGTTAAAATCTGGCTTGGTGAAAACTCTATCTTCACTATGGTTGCCATCTTAAGTACCTCCGATCTTCCAATGCTGCAAGCTACCTCTTCGATTATCTGAAAATGATAATACCTTTCCTGTGTACTGCTGCTTTAAAAATTCCGATTCTTTCTCAAAATCTTCTAACAACCCTTTTCCAAATAGATCTCCATTGTTGATCGTCCAATAATGAACTGCTTCTTCATCGGATAATTTCTTATACAGATCTGCATCAATGTATTGTTTTCCTTGTGTATCAGCTGATAATGGGATGCGAATCTGATACAGATCAGCAGATTTAAGTCCCTGATCAAAAACGTTTGTTACCTGTTTGGTGTAAAAATTAACACCTCTAATCTGAGTTTTTAAGTAAATAGTCCGTGCTGTCTTTTTATTTACACCACGTTTGTTATAGATCGTCAGATCTGCATTTGTAATCATAAGGCCCGCACCCCCCTGTACAAGAGTCCTGTATGCGCAAGATAAGGATATGCTGCTTTTTGACAACGATGCTCCACAGTGCCTATTGTTTTGCTTTGACTCGTCACAAAACTTACACTGTATCCATCGTTGTTCTCACTTGCAATCTCCCTTCCTGCATCATCTTTTCTCATTCTGTCCTGATACATTACATCTGCCACTGCGCATGTGGCCAGACTCACTTCCTCTGGAATCTCTGTCATGTCATCAACTCTGGCAAATGTAAGGAATTTCACAAAAATGCTTGCCTTTAAGATCATTCCAGGGAAAGCTTTCTCCGGTATGATCTCGCCATAAAATTTATTTTCGTAGAAATCCCTGTTTGCATATTCCACCATACCGGATCACCGCCTATCCTCTGGAAATGATTCTTGCAATTGGAATTGCTTTATGATCGATTACTTTCTTATCTTGACCAGTTTTTCCGTTGTTGACAAGTTCCCAGTTAGATCCATCTGCAAGTTCTGCATCTGTTGGCGAATTTGTAGCCTGTTTTTTCTTTGTATAAGAAATTCCATATGGGGCAAATACTTTTCTCTGTCTCATAAACAATGTATCCTCCCCACCATTTTTCATTGGATTACGATACATTTCATATGGGACCTTTGCGCCAATGTCTTCGTAATCAAATGCTCCATCTCCTAATGCGAAGGTTGTATATTTCGTATAAGCTTCCTGTGCCGCAACATAACCAGACTCTCCTTTTGTTCCGCTTTCTTCTACTGCAGCAACTTCTTCCGTTGGCATAGAGTCATCGATCAGAACTAAACGGCCATTCCATGTTGCAAGTGTTAACTGTCGTTCAATACCATTTGAATCAGTCTGAGTCATATATTTTAACAGCTTCAAATTTTCAAGATTTGTTGCAACTGCACTGTGCATGATCGCAATTGTGAATTTGGATTTATTATCCCCTGATGCTCTCTGTAAAGCTGTATTTAAAGTATCTGCCTGTACAACATTTTTAACATTCCCATCCTTATCTGTTGCAGTAACTTCTGTAATATCAGAAGTATGATTATCCACGAAAGTCTTGTTTTCTTTTCCTGTCATTGCAAAGATACCTTCCAGTTCTTTTACAATGGTCAACTGGTCAAGATCGGCTTTATAGTCATTCACCTGTGCTGCAACATTATCCATAAAGCTTACACCGCCTGTAATGTCTTCGGAAAAGTCTCGTTCTGTCCATCCTTTCATACGTCCAACTACAACAACACCTCTTTCGAATGTATCTGTGCTGTCCGATGTAAGATCGGTCTCGCCATCATAATTCTGTGCAGTTCCACCAATTAAACCATGCATTGGTAAAGTTGCATATGATGTTCCTGTCTGAGAACTGAACGTATTTTTAATATCCTGATTACCTTTTAAGGCTCTTGATTTGATCAGTTCGTTTCTTTTTAAATTTGGAATCCTCTCTGTATAAGCACCAAATGCCTGAGGATTAAATGATTTAGAATCAAATTTTGCTCCTGCCATTTCTTACTCCTTTATTTAAATCTCTGCTCCGGGATTCTGTTCCATATAGTCACAGAGTTCCGAATATGTCATTTCACTTGGTTTCTTTCCACCAATGCCGCCGGAACCACCATTTGTTCCTTTAACGATCGTTGGTGCTGGTTCATCGCTCTCGAACAAGAAGCTGTTTTCTTCCTTGATCTGTGACAGCTGTTCGTCTAAACCAATGATCTTTCCATCGTTTAGTTTCAGTCCGTCCATATCAAGTAACGCTTTGACCGCTTTGCTGTTTCTAGCTTTCGCTCCTGTCAATGCTACAGATAACGCATAATCAAATTTCATTTCTGAGATCTGTGCATCTGCATCACTCTTTGCTTTCTCAGCTTTCGTTTTCCAGTCATCTGCTGCCTGCTTGATGCCGTCAATATCCATATCTTTAAACTTCTGAATCTCTGCATTTGCATCGTTTACCTGAGTTTCAAGACTTTCTGCTTTCAGCTTATAGCCGTCTCGCTCCTGAGTGATCTTCTCTGCTTTCTTCTGTTCTGCTGCGATATCCTTTCCGTTTTCAGCCATGATCTTATCAATCACTTCCTGGGAAAGATTTAAACCTTTTAAAAAATCTGTTTTCATGTTACTATGCTCCTTTCGTATTAGGTTGTTTTAGGCGTGTAACCAACCGCCACGAACCGACTGTTTAAGGTCTGATCAGCTGACCAATGTTATTTCTTTGCATAAAAATAACACCCAGATCTCTCTGCGTGTCTTCTGCAGCTTAACCCTGCTGCCGGGAGATATTTGGATTACCGTCCTTTCTATTCTGTTGACTTCATGTTTCGCTGCTCCTTTCTTAAAATTTCGTATAAAAATACCACCTGACGTCGATCAGATGGTACATATTTATAAACCTGGTGTTATATCCTTGATTCCTTTTACGGCATTATATACTTTCTTCATCATTGAATTTTCCTGCAGATACTCAAGACCCTTTAACGTAATTCTGACATCGCTTGCATTAATCCTTGTTGCTCCTGTGATATCACGTTTTATACTTACACCCTTAATATATCCGACATCAACCATCATCTCTATATATCGTGCCCAACGTTCTTCAGAAACTCCTAATGCTTCTGATCCAACATCGTTGATATCAAATTCTGGATAATCCATTGCTTTTTCCAATGCTGATAAGATTTTATATACTGCTTTAAAGTTATCCATTGTTCTCACCCTTTGCTTTTTCTACTTTATCTTTTATCAACTGATACCACCCATTATTTTCGTTATCAAAATATGGGCAATTATAATCTTTTGCTTTTAAATGTTTGCTTGGTATCTTACCATACACTTTACATAAAGTTTCGTAACCTTTTTCATCAAAATCTGCTTTTCTGCATGCATGGCATATTGGTATAGGACTTGTCACTTTTGCCATTCCAGGAAAGTCATCAAAACTCGGACCTATTTCCATTTCTTGTTTCACACCATTTTCATCATAATAATATCCTATTCCACTCATAAAACAGCCTCCGCTTTGATATAGTATCTGTCCTTTTCTTTATTTACACTTTTTATTTTATACTGAAATCCTCGTTTAAACAACACTTCTTCTTGATTTTTGTATTTTTCAGTTGCGACATCTTTTATATATAAACAGCCTTTATACCCTTTAGGGATCTCAATTTCAAGATGAACATTTCTCCCCTGATACATTATGTCATGAAAAGATGTAGATGTATAACCTTTATTCGTTAAGGTCATTCCATTCATTCTTTTTATATCCTCTTCGGAATATTGAAAACCTTTTGGAAATGCATTTAAATATTCTGGAATCGTATCACGATGAACTACCATTTTATGTTCTGCAGTACCTTTACTTAATGCAGAATCCAACAGATCCATAAATCCTTTTTCCTGATCAATTCTTTGCTGTTTTCCAGAATATATTGCACTGTTCACTCGGTTCGCTGCATTACCAGTATATCGCCAGATTGCCTTCTTTTCTTCTTCTGCCAGTTTTTCTAACTGTTTAGACATTTGATTCTTAAAGATATTCTTTCGATCTTGCCATACAGCCTTCTGTGCTACACTTCGGTTGAATCCAACGATATCTCCTGCTTTGTTCTTCACCGCATGGATCTGAACTCTTGCAGACTCATATCGCCTTCCTGTTTCTTTGCAGAAAACTTTTAATGCTGCTTCCTGTTTCTTTAATCTCACAGATTCTTCATTAAACCGATTCTGTAAAGTATTTTTTAAATCATCTTTCGCTTCACTGATCGCTGAATTATATCCAGCAAGTTTCCTCTTTGTCTCTCTGATCTGTCGTTCATGACCTCTCTGCATCTGACCCGCTTCATACTCTGTAAATTGCTTTCCATTGTATTCAACATTCTTTGCAGAATAATCATCTAACATCTCTTGCGTATATGCTGGCGTCGATATTCCTGGGAAAAATGCATGGAAGTTATGGCGGCAATTCCAACCACATAAACCTGGCCCTGTTCCATATCCTGTTGCTTCATAGAAGTTTTCATACTTCGGATCAGTCCCAGATAAACAAAAGACCTTCCCTTGCCATACGGCATGTTCCGGTCTTGCTCCTTCATGTGCAGTTGTTTCAACATAATCACAATTCTGATCTTTTGCGTATTGCAAGTTCATTTCTGCTGCAGTCTGGTTTACTCCGGTAAGTACAGCTCTTCTTACTGCGACATCTAATTTATCGACATGCTGTGACGGATATAAGACTTCTGTTCCCTGTACTGCTGCCTCTTTGATCGCATCTGCAATTGCTTTGTCATAACTGAATGCTCCAGAACTAACTTTCATCTGTGCTCTATTACAAGCTTGTATGTAAGCTGACTGTGATCTTACTGCGGTTGTCATCGTGAGATTATCAAGTTCCTGGCATGTTTTTCTGATATTTGCTTGCAAGATTCTCTGCATTCCATTGGACTGATTTAACTTAATATCTTCTTTGCCTGCCTGTTTGTAATATACAGCCTCGTTCTTTAAGTTCCTAACACCTGCTTCTTCATACATTCTCTGAACTTCATGCTTTTGATATCCAGATACCTGACTTACTCGCTTGATCGTATCTTTATAAACAAGACCTGCATTCTGTAAAACTTCAGCCTGATGTTTTGTTGACTCTGATACATTTCCCATCTTTACGATTCTTTTTGCCATATCAGATATGATCGCTATTGTCAGAGTGTCAATGATGCCAAGTAACTGATCGGAGAACTTTTCCAAATACTTCGGATCAAGCATCTGTGATCACCTACTCTTCCTGGATGGTAAAACGATCATCCTGTACCGGCATCATTTTCAATGCTTCTTCCTCAGATACGCCATACTTGGCCGCAATGTATATTTCTTTTCGGATCAGTCCTGCTGTTGCATCCTGCTGCATACTCTGCAGTTCCTGTTCTTTGTCGATCACAATCGAATCATCCCAGTCAAAACTGACCTCATACTTCTTACCGCCATTTAGATTTGAAAGTTGTGCGATCACATCCATTGCATAGATCAATTGTTCTAATGCTTTCTGCAAAGCTTTTTGAATATCAGATACTGTGCTGTATGATCGTTGTTTACTTGTCTTAATCTCTTCTGCAGTCTTATCAACTGTGTTCAGATCGCTCAGAGTTCCATATGCCAATCCAGAATTAAACTCTACCCTACGAAGAATCGCATTAAATCCATTGATAAGGCTCTTATCACGGATCGGCGGTGCAAATACCTTGTACTGCTCCTTATCATCGTCAAAATCCATCATTCGGAAAAGTCTTTCTTTTCCTTTTGGAAGGTCAAATTCTCCGTTTTCTTTTCGCTTAAATAAGCTAACGTCTCCATCAATTGCTAATTCAGATCCCTCAAATTCCCATAATATCCTCGTCCATTGATAATCCGCTTCTTTGATGTCATCTACCGCTCTGGAATATACAGATACTCCCAACGGAGATGAATCATCAACGTTATTTGCATTCGGAATCTTGAAATATGCAAATAACGGCTTCTTCACATTTATGATTGTGACAGTTTCTTCAAGATCGGCCCACTCCGGTACAGCACTAAGCGGTACTTCTTTTCCTAACACCTCAACGTTATCAAGGTCCTGCCTTACAAAAGCTTTGTTGATAATGTAGTATGTAGCCGTCTTTTCATCGTGTCGATGATATTCCAGTCTTGTATATACCTGTTTTCCTATCGTGACAGTTTCCATAAATACTGCTGCAATAACTTCTCCTCTGGAATTAAATTTTACAGGAAAGAACCGATCGCCCTGAACCATGTCCACTTCTATATGCCCATCCGACACGTAAGGCTTCATTGCAAGTCCACCCTTTGCACAGGCATATTCCGTATAGGTTCGTATATTATCAATCACAGTTTGGTATTCATCGTTGAGAAACTTATTCCCTGTGATCTCTGTTTTTAATTCCAGTGTGACAAGCCTTGCAAATTCTCCGGCAATAGCTGCAGGTAATCCGCAAAGTTTCAGTTCTTTTCTTTTCCACGGCGGTTGATTTTTATACATCTTCGACCAGAGATCAATTTCTCTTGCCATCTTGTCTGATACGGCAACATCAACTCCGATCGCATCCCTGATATTTTCTTTTCCAAGCATTTTTCTTATCACCTGCCTTATTCGCTCAATAATTTCTTTTATCATTTATATCAACTCCATTTTCGTTCACGTCGCACAATTGTGTAAGCGAAATATCTTACCGCATCCATGCAATGATCATGCTGCTTAATTGGTTTATCTTCTCCACGTTCCAATGCCTTGTCATCCCAGATATAAGAACCGAACTCTTTGATTGTTTCTTTACAACATTCAGAGAACTGTAATACACTTAGATTTAACAGATTTCCGACAAATCGAATACCATCAAGTACATCATTCTTTGCTTTCTTAACCTTAAATCCTCGTTTCTTAAGTTCTGCGATAAAGGATGCGGCTGCCGGATCGACAATGATTGATTCAACATTGATTCCTTCCAGGAACTCTTCCATGTCATCTGCATACTCTCCATCGGTCTTCTGCGTGGTCTCATCTCGGCCAGAATAGTAATATTCTTTTGTAGCAACCCACTGTCCCTTGTGATTCTTTTCCCACAGAAGATATACTGTCGCATTCTGTGTACCATAATCGACACTGACGTATTTACTGCCTACTACTGATTGCTGGTCTTTTACAACATGCTTTTCTGTATTGAACATATCGTAAATAATTCCCTCGGCTACGGCCCACAGACCTAGGATATAGCGCTTGTAAAACACTCCGGTATACATCGCCCGATATCTTGCTTTAATTCGCTCAGATAGACTCAGATTGTCGTCCATTGTGAAATGTAGATAGACAAGTTTCTTTTCATCTGCACGATCAATCCAATTAGTCTTAAACCAGTGATAAGGTCCATCTGGGTTACAGTTAAACCAATATTTTGATCCATCAACGGAACAACGTCCTGTTGCCTGGTTGACAAAAGATTCAGGCATCAATGCAACTTCATCAAAAAAGACTCCTGCTAAAGTAATACCCTGTATCAAATCCTGTGATCGCTCGTCTTTTCCACCGAAGATATAGAAATAGTTCTCTTTGCCACCTCTTCGGATAACAACTAAGTTATCAGCTCTGTGATCTTCAACGTGGTATCCTCGACTCTTAAGCATAAGCTTTAACCAAAAAAGTACGTTTCTCCGGAAAGAACCGATCGTTTTCCCACACATACCGAAGTTTTGGCCGTTGAATGTTTCCATTGCCCACATTGCAAAAGATAAGCACATAGAAACTGTCTTTCCCGATCGGATTGCTCCATCTGCTATGATTCCATCCTGATCATGTACTGGAGAATTTGGCAGCCACCAGGTAAGTATCTTTTTCTGCTTCTTAGAGAACGGCCGAAACTTAAAGACAGCTTTCTTTATTCTTCTTCCCATACATCTGCCACCTCACCTTTTAAGGCTTCGATGAATCCATCGTCTTCTGTCTCTTCTTCGGATGTTCCGGACATGATCGCTGTCTTAGCTCTGATCTGCTCAATCTTAGCTTTCTGTTCAACTGTAGCAATATCCATATGATCTGCAAGCCATTGTAAAGCTTTCATCTTATCAACCAGCTTAATACTCGCTCCGTCTTTTCCTTGCTTCACTTCCATAATCAACGTTCCATCAACATCTTCAGATTGTTTGAATTTCACAGTATTGACTTCTTTTTCGAGAACTTCTTTTTTTCCAGTTTCTTTGTTTTCTACCATTACTGGACCAAAAGCACCCATAACTTGAATATTTTCTCGCCCAAACGATACATAATCTGTCACATCTGCAAACGCAATATCCATGTACTTTTGAAAGATATCTTCCTGCTTTAACAGTTCCCTGTTCATATGATTCTGCTTTAGCTGTTCAATCTCTTTTCTGATCACTGGATTCTTCATAAGCCTGCTTCCTAATACGGCAGCAGATGCATAAGTACATCCTGGATAAGCTTTCATGTAAGCTTTCGTATAATTAAACATTCTGGATTGGTACAAACAAAAAAGCTGCTGCTGATCGGTAAGTTCATCGTTGATCACGACCTGACTTACATCCTCCGCAACGGCTTCTTTTTTGTGTGCACCCTTTTTATTTTGTGTGCACCCCTTTTGGATGCATCCTGTCTTTTTGTTCCTCGACCATGCGTATCGTTTCTTCCACGATTTCACAGTGTTCATCGAGACTCCATACTTGGCAGCAATGTCTTTATACTTCATTCCGGCTACGTAATCAGACTCTGCCAATATGTAGTTTTTTTCTTCATTCAAACATTACCACCTTCTTTCTTATTTCTTAAATGGACCTCCAGGGACTCGAACCCTGGACCGATCGGTTATGAGCCGACTGCTCTGACCTGCTGAGCTAGAGGTCCTTAAATTTATGCACGAAAAAAGCACCCGAAGGTGCTTAATTCAATATATTTTGAGATTTGATTAACCTTTTGTTGTACGCGCAACTCCTAATATATTAGAAATTGCATCTTGTAATACTCGTGAATAATTAATTCCCGCTTTATCGGCTTCTACACTCATCCAATATGGAATTGTACAGTTTTTCTTAACTGCTTTATTATCCACTCTCTTTCTGTACTCTGTAAAGTCTACATCTACAAGTGTTACTGTGTCTCCTGCTTCTACATTTTGAGCTTTTGAATTTGGTTCTGGAAGACTTTTTTTCTCATCTTCCATATCAATCCCCATCAATCCAATAGCATCTCTGGCCATTTCCATAGCCTCTGCTATTGTATCGCCTTCTGTAGCGATATCAAAATCAGGGATTTCTACATAATACCCTTCTTGATCCGGTTTTAAAATAACCGGATACGCTACTTTCTTTGCCATGTTTCCGTTCCTCCTAAAATCTTGCCGTTTGATCCTTTTTTCATTTTTGTTTTTCATGAATCCACCAAGTCTGGGGCTTAAAGCCCCAGTTTCTTGATAATAGATTTAGCTAATCGCTCCTTAATCTCTGGATGTCTTGGAATTGGCTCAATTCTGTTACCATCTGTATATAGATCATGGTTCCCACCATTCCGTTTTAAATACCATCCATTTTTTTCAAGGAGTTTAATCAAATCTCTTCTCTTCATGAAAAACTCTCCTTTTTTTAATTTATATGTTTATTATACGTACAAAATGCGTATAAGTCAATAATTTTATGCGTATTTTGTACGTATTTTTATTAGCAAGAAAAAGGAACATTTATGAAGTATCGCTTCATCTAATCGCTCTAGCCTATATATTAGCCTATTTTTTGCGAACGTGACCGAACATTTTCTAATTTTCTTGAAAAAATCTTGTATTTCTCATTCTGCAGCTGTCTTCTGTATAAGCTACTCGCCTTTTAGGGTGTAACTGATTCATCTTATGTGCTACCTGCAGCCACGTCATGCCATCAATGTAATAAAATCTAAACATCATTCTTAGTTCGCTCTTCTCAATGCTATTTATATATTCTTCCGCTTGATTCATGAGTTCCAGAAGTTCATTCTCTTTTTCAATCAACATAGCTTTTCGTTTATTGAGCAGCAGTTTCTTTCTGCTAAGTTCTGGTACTGGCATACCCTCAACAACAAAGTGCTGTATTCCACCCATACCACCGCTCACTGTGTCTTTTACAGTTCCTTCTTCCTCAATCCTGCTGATCTGCTTCTCTGTTTGCAAGATTCTTTTTCTTATATCTTTTACTTCTTCAATCATGTCTGTGTATTGGATCAGTACGTTCTTGTCCACGTTCTCCCCTCCTGTTACGATTTATTATCTGCTGCCTTATCCGATCCGCCATCTCCTGATACTCTTGCTTGTATTGCACCTGATCGGCACAAATGCCCATGCAGGTTATCTCTGCACAGGCTTTGCATGGATCAATCATATCTGCCTACCGCTCTTTCTTTTCATCTGACGGTTTCTTATGATCGTTTTTCTTGCATTTGAGTAATAAGGCCGTGATTCTTTCTCTCTTCTTCTTAATTCCTGTTCCTTTGCCTTCCAGGACAGATACTTCTCACATCCTGTCTGACAAGCAACTCTCTTTGATCCGTGTGATCTATCTTTACAATTTAGGCACGGACAATCTCTATATGCCATTATGTATCAACTCCTTATAATTTAGTTAACGGGCATTCCGTACATGGACTGTTATCTGCAAATAAATCTTCTCTATCATTTACAATAGTTGGATACTTGCAATAATCATCACACATCTCCTGCTTCACTTCTTCCAAGATGTCCGTTACTGTCTTCACTCTCTCATGATCCTCTTTCACGACACCTGTAAGATTCTCTGTTATTTGTGTACCAAATACTTCATTGTACATTTCATTAATTTTTTCATCTGATAGCTGTTCAAACGATGTATATCCAAGATTTACACATTTTGCATAAATCTTGCATGTTTTTTCATCACAATGTCCTATGTTCCCACATCGTCTTCTTAATCTCCATATCTTCTGCTCCCTTGTCATAACTCATCCCTCTCTTTCGCTGCGGCACAGAGTGACATCACTGCCACTCCTGCTACTGCTCCGATAAATAATCCACTTAAAAATCCAATGATCATAAATTATCCTCCAAACATGCTTACTGTCCCTTTTCTTCAATCATTCCAAGGGTTCCTGATTGCAGCTTTTTCAAAACCTCTGGAATATTCATCTTTTCAATAGTGTCTTTTGCAAGATTCTCTTTTAGTTTCTGTTCTAATGATTTAACAATATCAACTTCTACTTCGTGTTTTGCTCTCTGAATCATGTTACCGATCTTATCATCAAGCTCTCTTTTTAGATATTTTGTTGTAAGTAGATCTGCTGCTGAATACCGATTACTTCCCCAGTCTTGATAATTTCCATCTTTATCATATCTTTTCTCTTTAATGAAACTTTCAAATTGCATTCCTACATATTCGGATAATGAATAATATGTGATTTTATCACTCCAATCACTTGATTTTTCAGGAATCTGAATATTATTAATCTTTTCAGAGCATACATTTTCGATAAATTTATTGATTGCTTTATTGATTGTCTCTTCTGATTCTTTAACTTTCTCTGCAATCTTTGCATCAACCATTCTCAATGCTTCATGTGTTGCTTTCTTTAAAAGGGCATCTTCCACACCTTCAATGATTCTCTCTTTTAATTCTTCGTCAATTGAATAGGAATCTTCTTCCATCCAATCAAGTTCTACTTCGATATTAAATTTTGCCATAATTCTTTCTCCTTAACTTTCTTTAACAATTAATAGAAACGGTCTTTCTGCATTTCGTCATCAACTTCTTTTGGTATCGGAATCGGTTCAAAGTCATCGTTTTCCCCATTCATAAATTTAATCAAGTCATCTATGTAGTTGTTAAATTCCACCATTCTTTTTTCTTCATCGGTCATTATCGATCACTTCCTTCTCGCAATAAATACAACTCTTATCGCACTTGATCCGAACCTTTAGCTTCTGCTGCTTGTCCGGACACAACTTCATTTTTCTGATCGGTTTATTTGTGATCTCACAGATGTAACCTTCAAATTCTTTCTTGTTTACCATTATTTTTTCCTCCACGCCATCACTACATCGTTCTTTCTAAGATCTAATTTAATGTTGTTTTCTTCTCTGACCTGCTCGATCATATCAATCCATGTCACATTTCCTGTTTCTAAACACTCTGTTTTGTCATTGAATCTTTTTTTGAATCGATCTAATCTCTTAGTTCCGAAATCAAATTCATCTTTCAAAACTATAAGACTCATGATCAATACAGTATCTAAAATCTGTAGTGTTGCATCTCTAAAATCCTGGTCAAGTTCTCTTGGATCTATTAGTGTTCGAAGCCCTGCAAGATTTCTCTGTCTTGTTACTCTCTGTAGCTCTTCTAATCCTTTTTCTTTTACTATTTTGTCGCAGAACGCAATTCCTTCGTTTCTGCCCTGCATAATATAATCTTGTTTACTCATTTTATCTACCTATCTCAGACAGCTTAACTTTCTACCTGAAACAGCATTTATACTGATCACTTTCTCCTTATTTTTGCCTGATCATATAAACTGCTGTGATTCTTCTCCTGTGATTTGAAAAATTGTAATACCAAATCTAGTTTGTGAAAAATAAAAATACAAAAAACCTGAAAAATATGTTTACGTTTGCTTGCTTCGTTAATAGTTACTCGAAAAATCTTAATCAGGTAGAAAGTTAAGCTGTCTGATCGTACTCCTTTACTTATTTACTTATGGTATCCGGCACAATTACCTACATAATGCCACTGCAAACCTTCGTGTTTTGTCTCGCCCCCCCTGTTATCTCAGGGTAGAAACGCTTATACCACCTCATCAATGTCTTATGATCGATGCCTGATGTTCTACTGATCTCATTTGTGGACATGCCATGTTGGATCCATAACTGCACAACACGGCGTTTAAATCCTTTGCTGTAATCCGCCATTAGTTCTCCTTTCTGTCTGCCACCTAAGGCAGCAGACTCATGGCTTATACATTGGCTTGTTTCTTATGCATGTTAATAGTTCCTGTGGTATATAATTCAGTCCATCCGGCTGATCTCTGTCCGCATATGTGATCATCTTTTTACGTCCTGTCGCTTAAGATCATCCCGAAACCCACAACTACCACGACTATTACTACGACTTTTAACAACAATCTTAGGTTGTTGGTTACTACGGACAGAGATCAACCGGATGCTTTTTATTCTCTTTTACATTGCTACTAACAGCTTATTAATAAAATACTGCTGCCCTTTACCAGTGACCTTTGTAGTCTTTCTGATCTTTGTCATTCCATCCGGATTTGTGATCGTTCTTTCTTCAACTTCAAACAATCCCATTTCCATGCTCTTTTGTGTTGGCATATTCCAACTTGGACCTCTTCTTTGGATTAAATATCCGTTATTTCTGAGTTTTTGAAACAGTCTGTTTTGACCAATATCAATTCCTTTTTGCTTAAGAATTTTTGCTAAATCTCCAATCAGAATAGAATCTTTACTCGCTGTTACTGCATCAGCAAATATCTCCTTAGGTTTCATACGTTCATTATCTTCAATCAATGCAGCTTTCTCTGTCTTTAATTTGTCTATTGTTCTATCAGCCATCTTTAATGCTCTCGCAAAGATCTGTTCTGGTGTATTCCAGGCTTTTTCCAAGTCAAGGAAGTACTGTCTAATCTGTTTTCCCTTTTCAGTTCTGGACATTAAACAAATATGTTTTGCCATATCTACAGACATTTTATAATCCTGTAGTTCGCGTTGTGCTCCATTGTTTACAACCGTACCTGTAAGTACGCTTGTAAAATCTTCGTTTTCTACGAATCCTTGTGAATTTGATTCAAACCAAGCTGAGAATCTTTTATTAATCTCAAGTGCTTCGTGTAAATCCCTTGCTGATACTGTTGGTTCTTCTGTATCGTAGTTAACAGGAATTAAATTATCCATACGTTATGTCACCTCCTAATTGTTTCTTTAATAGCTTCTTCTCCAGATTCTCAAACTCACAATCTTTCACTTCTCGTTGTGTAAAATTGTGTATAGTTTCTTCTTTCTTTGGTTTCGGTGTTGATTTCTTCCGTTTCTTTGATGTAGGGAAGAAACTCTTATATCCTCCACCAAATGCTTTTCTTACAATGCCCAACTTATCAGAATCATTCTCAGCCAGAGAATCAAGTTCTTCTTTCAAGGCATTGATCTGTTCTGCAGATAATGTTGGTCCAGTATGATTCCTCATATCAAGATAAAGACAGAACTCTCTGTTCAGATCTGGATTGCTATAATAATATTTACTTTCCTTTACTTTACTTTCCTTTATGGATTCTTCTCGGGAATTATCGTTATTTTTCTTGGAATTATCCGTATTATTCTCGGAATTATCTTCAAAATGGGTAACTTTAATAAAAGGTTCTGTTTCTTCTTCATTTAAAAGCCAGAACCTGTCGACTTTTATTGGATTCTTCTTAGCTCTTGTTTTTACTGCTAACTGGAATCTCTCCTGTATTCCGGCAGAAGTCAGGACAGCGTCCGACTGGAAAAGCTGTTTATCAAACATCGACCGTTCCAGTAAGAATGTCAAGACTTGCTTCACCTTGTCACTATTCATGTTCAGATCATCCGACACGATATAGTAAAAATCATCATCTACAATGATGTAATATCCATTTTTATAAATTTCACAAAGAAGATAGATAAAAATTGTGATCCCATCTGCTCCATATCTGGATTTCAGGATCTTTATCTTCCTGTTCGAAAAGAAATTACAATCCAAAGAAAAATATTCGATACCTCGTTTCTTATGTCTGGCCAAAACGATTCTCCTTTTTCTTATTTGATTTCTTCTATCTCTACTTCAACTCGTGGGTTCTCTGCATAATGCTTTTCCATATGCAGCGTTACCACCTGCGTATCATCTCTGTATGCTAATTTATTCAATGCATCCAGAATACTTTTTGCAATGTTATCAATGTCTGGTTTCTTCGTTGGAAACATAAGGTCTTCCAACATCTGTTGTTTCTTTTTCTTGCTTGTACTCTTAACGATCGGATAATAAGCTATGATCGTTACTTTTAAGGGCTGTCCGTCATTAAAAACGATGTTGTTTGATTCCTGCCTGTAACAGCACTTGATCAGATTCTCATACAACATAGTACCTTCTGGTGTATATGAGAAAGTTCCACCTTTTTTACTACGGACAGTTCTCGCCCTGGCTTTTCCTTTCGGAGCACCAGGGACTGTAAATTTAACTGTCTCCATAACTGTTACCCGATGATCGTGATCACTTTTAACAGTTCTTCCGGTAAACTCACTGTTAAATATTTCTTGATAGCATCTACTGCTTCATACTTCCAAAGACCACCATCAGCTTCTACCAATTTAAACATTGGCTGTCCATCGGAACCTTCTCTGATTCGAAAGATAAACTTGCTTTCTGGCTGTTCTACTTCCAAAAATGTACGATATGGGCGAAGTGTTACTGGATTTGGTACGATCACATCTTCTTTTCCTGCAATACCTTTTGTGATCGTAGCTTTCTGGCTGACTCCATCATCTCCATAGTTGGCCACTGTTTTATTTTCTACGTTTCCAGCAACTGAAAGAATCAGTTCTGTTTCATCACTCTGTTTAAAGGCAGTCTGCATATTAATTACAAACGCTTCCTGATCATAGTAATGATCGAAATCAAAACCATTTGGATTTGTACCTACGCGGAATAATTCTTCTCGATTTCTTTCCTGTGTAAGACCAGATAGTAATCTTACTTTTGTTGGAGATTCTACATGAATGATCATAGATTCTCTTAACTCTTCACTCTTTCCACTGATATAATCGATCAGAGAATTAAGACTTGTAGCTGTCAATGGTTCTGCAAACTCTTCTCTGTCATATCGTGACATAGATTTATCGCAATAAGTCTTTCCTGCGATTTTTACAACGTGTGGCTCTCTTGCACTGTCTGTCAATTCTTCGATCTTTTCGATTGCTTCTCTTAAAAATGTATTATCCATTGTTATGTATCCTCCTGTTTTATGCCTGTTTTGCTTTTCTTAAATCAATCACTTTGTTGCTTGGTTCGTAGATCTCTCCAGTATCCGGATCAAAAGCTTTCGGTGTTTCATCTTCTTCCTGGTCGATCACATCATCAACATTCATCTGACCAGGAATCTGGTTAAAGATTTCAACCGCTTCAACCTCTCCGGTGCGAAGATCTCTGCCCATACTCAGTGCTGTTGTAGCTCCAAGTTCTGGTGCAAGACTTAACTTTGTTTCTACCGTAGTTGCCACAAAGTTTCTTTCATCGTTTGGCCGGAAACTGATTGATACATTGATCTTTCTGACCTTCTGCGCATCAGTGTTCGGATCCTGAACATTTTCAGTGATCTTTTCTAATGCCTTATTAAGCTGTACTGAAAGTTTCCCTCCTGCAAACTGTTCTAAGTCAATATGTTTCATCGTGTTGCTCCTTTCTTTTATTTAAAGAACTGCTGTGGTTCTTCTTTTGTTGTTTCTTCCTGTAGTTCCTGTTTTTCTGGTTCAGGTGTTTCCTCTGCCGTTTCCTGCAGATCCTGATCTGCTACAATATTTTCTTCTGAAACTGTATCTACATAATCTTTTGTTCCATCTTCATGGATCACCGCCATATCAGATTCCATTGCATTCTGCATATCAATGCTCATGATTCCCCATTTACTGATCAGCTGGCGAAGCATTGTCTTATAAGCCATTCCATCAAAATCTTTCTCCCAGAATGTATATCCTTTTTTTGCTGCATACCCTTTGGAATACTTTAATGCATGTGCTTCCATTTTCTTTTTGGACCAGTACATAGCTTTTCGGAAACCGTTTGTATATTCAAACATTGCATAGTATCCGATTGTCTTTGCTTCTTCCCTTGCTTCTTCATCATCGATCAGATTTACCTCGATTTCTTCATTCAGTGGATCAAATCGAACCAGTTCCCCTTCCTTGATTGCCAAAACGTTTAGTTTTTTATACTGTCCTGAACGGATTGCTAACTGAATGTATCCTTTATAACCAAGCTGAAACTGTGCTTCTTTGCATCCCTTTTTGTTATTTTTGAATGGGACCATATAATACTGTCCAAGCTGTGGTGATGGAGAAAGTTTTAAAGACTCTCCAAGTAATGCAGCACTTAAAATTGATTGGTTTGTACACTCCTGTAAATCTGAATTAACCTGTACTGCAGATACAATAGAGGCAATAAAACGATCTCCGTTTTTGCCACCCACTACATTATTGATCTGACGTTTCACAGCATCATTTGTAAGATATGCCGTTAATCCTGTTTTCTGTTGTCTGTTTGCTAAACTGTTTCCAACTGCCATTTTATAATTCCTCCTCTGGATCTATGATTTTAAATTCTTCACATACTTTTTGTACTAGACTGAGTCTTGCGTTAACTTCTTTAAAGTTATGTTCTTTTACAGTACATCGGAATGTGATCGTTGATATTTTTTCTCCTGTATTCACTGGCTTCTGTGCTTTTACTGGCTTTTCTGTGCTTTTACCTGCAAATACTACCTTCTTTGCTTCTTCTTGTGATCGTTGTTTTCTTTGTTCCTCTTCCTCTTTTAGTTGTTCTTCATATATTGCTTTCTGCTTTGCTGTCTCTTCTAATTTTTGTTTTTTATTAATCGCTGCAGTGAGATCAAAGTTCTTTAGATACTCTTCTTTCATCTCATAAGCAAAGGAACTCGTGTCTGCATTGATCACAAATAAATCATTGTCAACCTTGTCACGAATTTCTGTGATTTCCTTTGTGATCGATTTAAACGTTGTTGATACATTCAGCCAGGATTCTTTAAAAATTTTGTCAAACGTTACTACATCAGCAAGTCCACCGATTGTTTTTGCATAGATTTCTTTGACCTTTTCAAGTTTTTCCTGTCTTGTTGCTTCTTCATATCCTTTGATCTGCGTATCAATATTTGCAATCGCTTTATTAACAATACCAACCAGTTCTTTCTCTTGTTTCTCGAATGCTGAATATGGTTCTGTAATCTGTTTTTTAATTTCTTTTCGCTTGCTCTCTAAAGCTTCCACAAATTTATTAAGATTTGCACGATCTTTTTTGGCATCTTTTACCTGATCTGCTGTATAAACCAGATTCATGTAATCATTCGCTTTTCCCTGGATCTCTGTTTTTAACTCTTCATAGTTCCAGTCAATCTCTTTCAGGAATCCTTCTTCCTGTGGATTGTATATCTTAAATTCCATATGTTTCTCCTTTATTGATTCATCTGATCTGTATCCCGGTAATGAACTATATGGAGAAGCCGAATTACTTACTTCATTTTTCAATGATATTTACTCTACTCTCCAAAATCGTTCCGATTCAGATTTTGTTACAGATGCGCCGTTTTAATCACCTCTTCACGAGTCATATTTAAGATGACTTCAATATGTTCAACCGTCAGGTTATTGCCTTTTAAAATCTCCACAATTTTATTTACAATAGCCTGATTTTCTTTTTTCTTTTCTTGAACCTCTTTCATATATTCATCGTATCGATTCATAACAATTTCTCCTTTTATATTTCTGGAAGAATCAAGTTTGGCTGTTGCCTTCTTTGAACTTTCTGCCAGAACTCTTCTTCTGCTTGTCTTAATATCTCAATATCTTCTTCTACGTCTGATCGCTCAATATGGTAATCTTTTGTCTGCAACCTTATCTGCCCTTGCCATTCTGACTTTAGCTGTGCCCGAAGCTCAACGAAATCATATTCTGTAACAAGTAGATAGTGCAAAACCTGTATGTAGTAGTTATCAGGGATTCGATCATTCCATTTTTCTCGCTGCATACTTTGTAGGATATTTGTAGTCTTGATCTCTAAGATTCCCTTTCTTCCATCCTGATCTGTAAGCTCTCCGTCCAAGGAAGCATGTGCCCATTGATATTTTTCATTTCTGATCATGTTGTCTCCGAAGTATTCAACCTTGTATTCTGAATGATCAAGAGCAAATAATTGTCTTAGTAGCGGCTCTGCATCATGTCCATACTTCACATAATCCTTATCTGAAATATCCGGAGCGATCCGCTGTCCTGTTTTTTCTAAATAAAGATCAGTATTGGTTTTATATGGATTGAGTCCTAATACCGCAGATGCATCAGATCCACCGATTCCGTGTCTGGCATTTAACCAGGAATCAAAGGAATCGAACTGGATCCGTTTGATTCCTTTGCTAATCTCAATCTCCTGCATCTTTAAACCTCTTTCCCAATTCTTTTAATTTAGGAAAGACAAGATCAAACTGTTCTTCTGACATTTCGCAAAACTCAATTCCTGCATTTCCATACTTCTCTCCAATGATCAAAACATTTCCAAGGATCGGGTATCCATGGCGATCTGTCTCATACAGCCATGAAGCTATCTTATTTAATTTGGTTTTGTCACAGTGAAAATAAAATTCTTCATCAACCAACATGCTTACTTTTGATCCCGGCACATTTTTAATCTCAATTCCTGCACCGATCTCTGTATATAATCTCTTGGGCTGTACGTGTTCAATTAACTCACATCTGTTTCCAATGTGTTCTTTCAACTTTTTCCATGATTTAAGTCCCTCATCTGGATATTCCAGCTCTTTTACCTCATTATCAGTTGTGATCAGAATCATCTTTCCCATTGTCATTTCCTCTTCTTTCTTCTAATAGTCCCATCAATTTTTCTTTCAGATACCATGCTTCGATCATACAGTTCGGATTGTTGAGAAACAGCATTGTACTGTAATCTGGTCGCTGTTCTGCACTAAAGCCATTTTCCCAGATCTTAACTACCAATTTTCTGATTTCACTTTTCTTCTGATCTGTGTTATACTTTTCTTGTGTATTTACATCTGTGCCTTCGGAAGTTGCCGCTTCCTGGGCACATTTTTTTATCATTCTTGCTACTTCGTCATAAGCAAGAAGCTTTGCGGTTTCGAAGTGTATTTTGCCTTCTAACTCTTCCGCCTGCATATCTAGCTCAATTTCTTTCTCTTGAAATTTGATCATATGATCAAGCTCTTTTAAAATCTTATTTATCAAATTTCTTCACTCCTTCCTCATAGATCATCGCTGTGATCAAACACAACGCTGCTAATTCCTTAAATATTCCCATTGCGATCAGCACCGCTGCCGTGCAGATCATGGCTTTTGTTTCACTTTTCATCTCATGCTCCTTTCTCAAACACTTATCATTTCAGTTGCAAAAAACTTTTTTGCATTTATGAAATATCTATGCTTATTTTCACTTGTCCGGATTGCATATCCCCATGGAAAAATCCCTTGAATCAGTCCTTTTTCGATTGTTGGAACCCCCATTCCCATCAAATACGCAACTTCTTTCGGGGTTAACGTCTCTATTTTCTTTTTAGGAATTACTGTCTCTTCGAAGTAATTCTCTGGAAGATCAAATGCTTCTGCAATCTCATTTCGTCTTGCTTTTGTCGGTTCCGAATCTCCGGACATCCACTTACTGACGGTCGATCTGCTTACACTGCAGATTCTGGACAACTCTACTTGATTGATGTTTTGATCTACCATTACTTTTTTAAGCCTGTCCCTGAACACCTTTATCACCTGCCTTTCTTCAGATGGCTTAAGTCTCCG